ATCCCCACCATTGCCTGCTTAAGCAGAATTTCTGTCATCATGGACAGCACGGAACGGGTGAAGCTGCGCCAGTTCTGTTCACTGCCGGTCAGCATCGCCGCCATATTCTGTGCAATACCATCAAAGGTCTGCGTGGCTGCACTTTTAACCTGCGACATACTGTCCGTGGCGCTCTCTTCCCACTCACTCCAGCCTGACCTGAGGCCTGCCATCCAGCTCCCGCGAAGCTGGTCTTCAGCCGCCCAGGTCTTTTTCTGCTCTGACATGACGCTATTCAGCGCCAGCGGATTATCGCCATACTGTTCCTTCAGGCGCTGTTCCGTGGCGTCCCGCGCTGCCTGCCGGTCAGTCAGCCCCCGGTTTTTCGCCTCAATGGCTGCCCGTTTTGCCCGTTGCTGCTGTGCGAATTTATCCGCCTGCTGCGCCAGCGCGTTCAGGTGCTCCTGATACGTGACCTTATCGCCAAGTGCAGCCAGCTGGCGTTTGTACTCCAGCGTCTCATCTTTATGCGCCAGCAGGGATTTCTCCTGTGCGGACAGCTGGCGACGTTGCGCCGCCTCCTCCAGTACCGCGAACTGACTTTCCGCCTTCCACAAATCCCGGCGCTGCTGGCTGATTTTCTCATTCGCTCCGGCATGCTTCTCCAGTGTCCGGAGTTCTGCCTGAAGCGTCAGCAGGGCAGCATGAGCACTGTCTTCCTGACGATCGCCCGCAGACACTTTCACGCCGGACTGCTTCGGCTTTTTCAGCGTCGCTTCATAGTCCTTTTTCGCCGCCGCCATCAGCGTGTTGTAATCTGCCTGCAGGATTTTTCCGTCTTTCAGTGCCTTATTCAGTTCCTCCTGGCGGGCGGTATATTTCTCCAGCGGTGTCTGCAGGCGTTCGTAAGCCTTCTGCGCCTCTTCGGTATATTTCAGCCGTGATGCCTCAGACTCGGCCCGATCTTTTGCTGCCATCTCACTGGCCTTTTCAAGATCTGCCTGCAACGTGGCGGCTGAAAGCCCAAGTCGCGCATTCTCTCTCTTCTCCCATGCCCCCCGGAGATTGGCAAGAAATGCTGACGTTTTACCGCGCCGGTGGCTTCGGCTCTGATACCACTGCCATTTTTTATCCGCTTCATCAAAAGCCTTTTCAGCTTTGGCGAGCATATCTGCAGAGGAGTCCGGGCGACCAATATCCAGCACCGCATCCCACATGGATTTGAATGCCTGTGCAGTCTTGTCTGCCCAGGTCTCCAGCGTACCCATGTTATCTTTCAGTTTACGGGTCTGGTCATCAAACCCTTTCGTTGCGGCCTCGTTCGCCGCCTGCAATGCCCCGGCCCCATCGCCGGAACGCTGCAACTGAGCAACATACGCAATCTGTTCCGCCGTCACGTTATGGAACTGGCGCGCCATCGCCGTCAACCCAGACGTCGGGTCAGTGGTCAGCTTCCCGAAGGCTTCAGCGACCTTGTCCACCTCCACGCCGGATGCAGAGGAGAAACGCGCCACACTCTGGCTGATTGCCTCAAACTGCTCACCACCACGCACACCGGCATTCACCAGCGCCGTCAGTGACTCGCTGGTCTGGTTAAACGTCAGCCCTGCCGCCTGCCCGGATCTGGACAGGGCCAGCATACGATCTGCCGTCAGTCCCGCCTGATTACCGGAAAGGACCAGCGTTTTATTGAAATCGGACAGGGTTGAGTTGCCCTGATACCAGGCATACGCCAGCGCACCGGTCGCCACCGCCAGCGAGGTGGCCCCGACCATCGGCAGGGTGATCGCACCGGCAAGCCCCCTGAACATGGGGATCATCCCGCCGAAGGAGTCCTTCACCTGACCGCCCTGTTGCAGCAGGATCAGCCAGGGATTCTGACCACCGGCAAGCTGCGTGGCGATATCCGTAAACTGTGCGGGCAGGGTTCGCATGGCCGCTTTATACTGCCCGACGGAAATCCCTGCTTTTTGTGCAGCCAGCGCCTGGTGGCTCAGCCCCTGCTCAACGACAGTTGCGGTTTTTCTGGCGTCAGTATCCAGACCTGAAAAATGACGCCTTACCCGGCTCATCTGCTCATCGAAACGGACCGCATCCAGACTCAGGTCAATAACAAGATCACCAACCGGCTGGGACATATCTCACACCTCCCGGAATCCCCGCTGAAGCCATCATTAATGCGGCATCATCCACCATGACATCCGCCACATCCGCAGACGATAAAATATCGCCCCCTCCGTCCCCACCGAACCGGACGCCTCCGGCAAGTCCTGCCGCTTTCTGCATCAGCATTTTGTCCTCATCCGGCCTCTCCACCTGCTCTTCCTCATGCCGGGGGACAAGCAGACTGAAATCAGAGGGATGCATATCCGGATCGCAAAAAAACAGGCTGAGTACAGCGTACGTCAGCCCGGAAAAATGCATATCCAGCTGGGTATCCTGAAAATAATGCGTGCGGTAAAAACGGTGCCAGTCGGCATATTCGGTGGATGTCATCCCGGCAAGCATGGCGCGCCAGTCGGGTCTCCCCATCTCACGCGCCAGTCTGAGGGCAAAGTTCAGCTCACCGTCGAAGACTTTCCCGCAGAAAAATCATCATCAGTCAGCGTGTTATTTTTCGCCACTTCAGTAATATCAGTATCCGGACGAACAGCTTCGATCATCCCGGACAGACGCAACACCACGTCTTCCGCCCGGGCAATGGCATCAGCAGGCCAGGTGGTGAGCACTTCCTGCTCTATCTTCATCACGGCCTCATTCATTGACGGTGACTGCGTTTTCTGTGGATGGTTATGCCACAGGGACATCGCCACCAGAAACGCGCCGGTTCTGACAAGATCTTCCACACTCACCTGCAGGTTGCCGCTGGCTTCAGCCTCTTCTGCCCGCCGTTTCAGGAGGGCAAGATGCTCAATACGCTGCAGCGCAGACAGCTCAGAAAGCGTGACGGATACACCGTTATATTCAAATTGTTCTGTTTTCAGGAACATCGCTTATCTCTCAGCTCTTTAGCTACCCGGCACATTATTAACGGTAATTTCAGCCACCGCAGCAAACTGACCATTACCGGAAATCACAGGGATGCTGACTTTTCCATCCTTAACCCCCGTCACAGTAATCGTCATATCTTTCACGCTAATGGTGGCTTTTGATGGATCGGCGGAAATCGCCCTGAATGTCTTATCCGTTGCATTTTCCGGTTCCACAGTAACGGTCAGGGTGGTTGTTTTCCCTTTTGCCACCGTACCGGATGTCGGCGTCACCTTAATCGCACTGACCGGCGTAATTTTGCTGCGTTCTTCCGCTACAGAAGGTTTACCCACGTTAGTGACTTTCACCGTGCGGGTGATCACTTCTTTCGCCGTCACGGCCTTACCGATACTGCTGACCCAGCCACGAAACACATCCACCGTGCCATTCGGAAAACGGATTTTATAGGCCCGGACATCGCCGCTTTCAAACCAGCCTATAAGCCCTTTCTGACCTTCCTCTCCCGGTTTCCAGGCCAGCGTAAAACTGGTATCACCTGCAGATTTCTGCCCCTGCCCGGTCGCGGTCCAGTCTGCGTCTTCATCATCCAGGTAGTTATCATCGTAGGATTCTGCCGTCATCTCGCCCGGCGTCAGATCCTTCACCTTAGCCAGTCGCTGCCAGTCAGCGTCTGACAACGGGTTTGCATAAGCATCACCCTTGCCGTTGTAAACCCACAGAGTGGTACCGGCACCTTTTACCGGCTCCAGGGGATTTGGTGTTGCCATATCGTCCTCACATCTCGTATGTAATGGAATAAGTCAGATCCGCAGAGCTCCATAACGCCATATCGTCATCACGACGATACTCATAGCCCTGCGTAACCATCGTGGTAATCAGTCCTGCCAGTGCCGGGATCGCAGTCATCGCCGGATAAATCCGGCTTTCCATCCACTGATCAAGCTCTGAATCCGGTACCTGTGCCGGTAAAAACACCTCAATATGCAGTGTGGCCCGCCAGGTATCTGCATCCAGCTCTTCACCGGTATACTCTGCATCCGTCAGATAAACCGCGATCGCAGGAAAATCCTCTTCGTCAAAAACAACGGGGCGACCATCAAACAGCGTCGCCCCGTGTTCATGCTGCTCGAGTGCATCCAGCACTGCAGCACGGATATCAGTGTGTTTCATCGTTTTATCGCAATCCTCAGTTGTTGTTTCAGCGCGGATGCCAGTTCTCCGGGCAGGCGTTCACGCCGGATACGGTCAACATTCTCATCAAACGCCTGTTTCAGTGGGGCCGCCATCGGGATTTTCACCACATCAATAGGGTAACGGTTTTTCCCGGCCACACGCTGCATGACATGCCAGCGACCGTTTTTTAATCGCTGAATGAATGCCCGCTGATACCGATGCTGACCGGCTTTAAGTATGCTGTTCGGACGACGGCCCAGCATCCTGATCCCCAGCTTAATCACTGGAAGATCACCGCGGTTAACGATAATTTTTGCGTTCGGATTTCTGACCGTCGCCCGTTTCAGTCTGGACCGTTCCTTAACCAGTTTCCGGCGTACCTTTGTCTCCCGGGCAACCTGTGATGAAGACTGATTAATCGCCGTTGTGGCCACGCGGTTAATCGTCATTGCTGAAGCCGCCGGAATGGCGTTTTTACGAACCCGGCTCAGATTATCAATCGCCTGATCAAGCCCTTTTATCGCCATAATTTCCCCCTGCGTTTATCGTCGCCGGTTAACAGCGGGTGGTTGCCCACGGTTGAGCCAGAGATAACAGCTTCCCCCGTCATCCGGAGAAACACGATCCACCCAGAACATCTCGCCGTTAATGGTCAGCGTGTCACCACGCCGCACGGCACGCACCGTATCCGTCCGCACAAATAATGACGGGCTGCTTCCTTCAATACGGACCCCGCCACCGGCAAAACCCAGCGACTCCGGATCGTCAAAAACCCCCTGAACTTCGCCGCCACGTTGTGCTCCGGAGGTGAACTGCGCACGGATCCCCATCACTTCAACAATCGTACTGTCCACCCCGGCAAGGGCGGCATCAAAGGCATTCTGAAAATCACGCATAAACAGCCATTCCACCATCAACGTGTGTTTTTGCATCTGAGGACATAATCAGAATCACCCGACCAACATCCGCAAGCTCAACGGATTCCCCCGTTTCACCATCAACGCCACAGAGATGGAGGCAGGTCAGAACTCTGATGCGCGTTAACGCGCCGGATGTTTCCTCACGAACATCATGAGCCGCGGTTTCCCGCTCCCGGATATCCATATTCATAACCTGTACATCATCGCCGGATGACTGCATTTCCTCTTCCCATTCTGCCACCCGCTGCGCTATCTCTGCGGCACTCCCGGATATATCCGGCTCACGCCCCAGAATCAGGGCCAGTTCATCAAGCCGTTTCAGATTTTGCTCTTTCGTTGCCATATCAGCCCCCTGTGAAAAAAGACACGGGGGCATTTCGCCCCCGCTCACGGATTATTTCACCTGTACCACCACAAACTCATCCGGGTCCGGCAACACCATCAGCGGCGCGGACTGCGTCATGGTAAATTCACGGGCGGGATCCCCTACCGTCAGCCAGTGTTTCGGATAACGGGAAGAGGCCACCACACCTTCGGACAACGCCTGAGCATCCTGAATGGCACCGTAACAACGGATCCCATCTGCAGCAGTATTCCCCAGAACCAGCATGCCATCTGGAAGATAACGTTTTTCGATACCGTCTTCTGCTATATAAGACGTTTTCGCCACCACAATGGCCAGATCGCCGTAATACCCCTTGAAGGACACCACTGCGCCCAGATCTTTCACTGCCGTTTCGAGTTGAGAATTTGAACCGCGACGGGTATCCAGTTTTTCGCGGAACAGCTTAAAACCATTCAGAAGACGCCAGCCGGTACCGTCCATAATGGCAATATTCACAAGACCGCTGGCCTGGTCGCAGTAGAGGTCAATATCATGTGTAGGATCGAACGTGTCACGATCCTGTTTTGACCACTCCTTACCACTACCCTGAGTGATGTTATTCTTCGTCGACCTGCCAAAATCGACCTCAATTTTCTCGAACTGGTCTCCTTCCATGGTGTATTTGCCATACAACACAGCATTTACCGCCTGCATTTCTTCCACCTGGACAATGGCGTGCTCTTCCTGTTTGAGGTTATCGGTAATGATACGCAGACGGCGGTAAGCCGGATCATTCAGTTGAGATGGATCTTCACCAGGAAGGCGCTCAACCGCCTGCTGGTAATTAAATTCGTGTTTCGGCTTGACGTAGCCCGGACGCAACACGCGGGTTTCACCACCACGATGGCGCAGCACTTTTCCTTCAACGATCGGGGAGACATAGGCCGCCACCGGCGTTTTTCCGGTAATTTTGTCCAGCATCACCTCTTCGGTGTGGAAATTCACCGTACGGCGGAAAAACAGCTCCAGAAATAGCGCACGGAATTTAACTTTTTGTTCGGTATAACCGAGTAACTGGCGGGTCGTAAACAATCCCATAAATCAGTTCCTTTCATTCAGAAATCAGTCAGGCCACCATGGTGGCCTGATAACGTGTTACGGCAGAGCCGCGTGACTCAGGGCTGTGCCGGCAAAGGCATTTGCCTTTTTGTGTTCATCCACACTTTCAGGCCAGTGGATTGCCTCCGTCGCAAAGGTTCCCGACTTGTAATACGTCAGCGCTGTCTCTGTGCCTTCAAGCGGCAGTACCAGTATGCCAACCGCACTACCGGCTTTCTGTCCATCCCAGACCACCAGTTTCCCGGTGGCTTCATCCAGCATCAGGGGCGTCAGAGCCGGTGTTGCGGAAGAAATCCCGCTGCTGCCTGTGGCGGTATGAGCCGGATCATTACCGGCAAAAATACGTACTTCCGCACGCTGTTCAGTGATGGTTTTCGTCACCATTTTGTTAAAACCTCATATTGATGGTCAGCACTGACTTCATGGCATGGCCATGAGCATTTTCACGTCCGCATCACCGTCTGCTGACGTCTGTGACACGCCACCCCGCACCGCTGCCGGTGAATGATTCGCCATGAAATGTTCAAACAGGGCGGTTGTGGATGCAGAGACCGGTTCGGCCTTACCTGATCCCGCAGCCAGCACAGCCCGGGCGTTCTCCACGGTCATTCCCGGGCAGGCCGCCAGTTTTTCAGCCTGCGCTTCTGCCCCTTTTGCCTCATCCAGGGCCATGATCTGATCACGAAGTGAGGGCCCGGCATCCGCCAGTGGTGCAGCCGCCAGTTGTTCACGACCGTTCGCTTCTTCACACGCCATAATGCGATCGGCTTCACTCTGCGCGGATGCCACCGGCTGCTGCGGTGCCGCCGCGGCCAGAATCGCCCGGGCCTGTTCAACGCTCATGCCCTGTTGCCCTGCCAGCATCGTGGCAAGCTGTTCACGTCCTTTCGCTTCCTGGCATGTCAGGATCCCCATCACTCGCTGGTTCTCCTGCACGGCGGCTTCCGTTGCAGTTAATTGCGGCATAGTGCCTCCTCTGACATTACTGTTCAGCGCCGTGGCCATCACACTGATGGCATCCGACGCATTGATTAATTCATCCGCCAGCCCGGCCTCAATGCCGGACTGACC